TTCACGAATGATTCACAGAAATTTTATTAGGCAATCCACAGCCGGACATGGTACGAATGGATGAATGGATGAGTGTATACAATCAATGACCAGCAACAGTAGCCCTCGCCCCTGTATCATCTGGGCCACCGCCCGCACCGGCAGCACAACCCTGTCCCGTGCGCTGGGCGCGATCAGCGAACCGTTCAAGGATCACGCCAACTGGACGGTGAAGTTCGCTGGTCCTGTCCAGATCATCCGTTTCTGCGCAACCCGCCGCTCACTCAAACACCTGTACGGAGAAGGACCGGAAGAGGTTGACTTGGCCTTGGCCCATGCCTCCAACCGTCACGGTTATCGCCACATTCATCTTGTCCGCCGCAATGAACTTGCCCGGCTCGTCAGCTACGACATTGCCGTCCAGAAAGTGGCGTGGCGCCCGGACACGTCCGCCGCCAAATACTCCGACCTGAAATCCGGCAAGTCCACGCTCCGTCCGCTCGATATACCGAATCTCCTGCATATGCACCGGCAGGCGATGGACCGGTGGCGGAAGCTGGGACCGGAGATCGGCGCGTTCCTGACAGTCAGGTTCGAGGACATTACGAACGCCAACTGCCGCATCCGCCGCACGGCACTGCATCGCATCGCCGCGTATCTCGGGATTCGGTCGATAGCGGGACTGGATCGCCGAATGTTCGCGGGCGGGCAGCGTACACAGGAGGTTTGGGAATTCGTCCCGAATCCCGCGGAACTGCGACAGGCACTGGTCGAGGAAGGAATACTATAAATGAGATATCCCGATTTTTCGAACGAGCAACCGTCCGCCCGCCGCCCCCACCCGGTCGCGCCCTCTCTCGCCACCGTCCACGCCATCCTCGTCTATCACCTCTGGCAGCCTACTCTCCCCGGCAGTGACGCTGGCCTGTCCAACATCATCCTCGATACCACGAAAGTCCTGCGCAGGGAAGGCGTCCACTGCGAAGCCTGGTCGGTCAAGAATGCCGAGCATCTGATGTCCAGGCTCGAATCTCAGGATTGGACTAACCCGCGGCCGATCACGCACGTCATCATCAATCCGCCGCTCGGCTATCACCATCCCAAGATGTTTGCCCAGCTTTCCCAGTGCTGGCCGGACGTGGAGTTTGTACTGCTCAATCACAGCGGCATGTCCTACGTCAGCATCAATCCGGGGGCGTTTACGGTCATCCGCGACCTGCTGGATCTGGAAATGGCCACGCACAATGTTCTCGTCGCCGGCAACAATTCCCGGTACACGAGCTGGATCGCAAGCGCGTTCGGGCACGACGCACTCCTGTTGCCCAACCTGTATGACACCGACAGTTACGTGAACCCGGTCCCGAAGCGGTCCGATTACGATCCGGTCAGGATTGGCAGCTTTGGCGAGGCCCGCCCGTGGAAGAACCAGTTGATCGCGGCCGAGGCCGCACTGGCCATGGGCAAACAGTTGGGCGTCCGGCTTGAACTGTACGTGTTACAGGAACGGTGGCCGGACACGCCATCCGGTCAGCAGGCGGATGCGCGGTCCCAACTGTTCGCCAACCTGCCCGGCGCCAGACTGATCACGTTACCTTGGGAAGCATGGCCCAAGTTCCGCAGAACGATTGCGGCCATGGACGTGATGTTCTCGCCGAGTTTCGATGAGACGTTCTGTTGCGTGTGCGCGGATGGGATCGCCGAGGGGGTACCGAGCGTCGTGTCCGGGGCCATGGAATGGTGCCCGGCAAACTGGATGGCGGACCCGTGGCAGTGGTCCGATATTGTTTCGAGAGGTGTGGCGCTGCTGCATGATAAGGTAGCGGCTGTGCACGCGGGCAGGCAGGCGCTTGATGCGTATGTGAAGAACGGGATACGGTGCTGGACGGAATATTTGATCCGATAGCAGTAGAGACTAATTATGAAATGTGCTGTGTTGCTCTGGATCGTATGCTTCGAGACCGTGATCCTGTTCTGGGCATTGCGGCGGACGGCATTCTACTACAAGGCGTACCATTCTGCCTTAAAGGTGGGCCGCCAGATTCAGGACCGAGCCGATTACTGGCGGGCGGAAGCAACGAATCAGTATAAGGAGAATCGAATATGAAAAATGTGACAATGATTTTACGAATCTTAGCCGTGGCATTGCTTACGGTTGCGGCACTTGCTCAAAATTCAGGCACACTCAGTTCAGGCACAGGCACAATCACTTTCAACGGTACTACCATCGGCACTGGCCTGTCCTCGGCTCCGCCTCCGTCGAACGAGCCCGTTCACAACTATCAAGGCGAATACATTCTCATCACCCGCGCTTGGGAAGACAGCAGCGGATGGTGTTGGATGTCGGCAACCGCACAGTGGTCAGGGGGAACTACTGGTGGCGGTTGCGGCACGGCCCAGTGGAAGTATGAACTGCATCCGTATGCCAGCCTTGCTGACGCCAAGATTGCGCTCACCAAAGAATGCACGTCATGGGGCGGAAGCCGTTATCCGTGCATCTATCCGGCAAACGGTAAAAGTTCCAGTCTCAACAACTGGTCTGCGGAATTCGTCGGTATCTTCAAATTGGAGCGGGTACTAGGTTCGGACGATGTGAAGTTCGCGGACGGCGACACGATCAAGAGCCATGTAGTCGAAGAAAAGGAGCACTGGTTCCAGTGGACGATCAATGGAGATCGGGCGGACCAGGCGGACCGGGCGAAGAAATAGGCATCCCCGCGTCCGTAGGCTGGTCGTTTACATATCCGGACGATAACGGAATCATCCATGTCCTGCCCAACTTCGGGCGCGGGCATGACACGACCGCGAACGTGGGACTGGCGTGCATGTGCTGGTGCGGGCCGGGATACGAACAGTTGGAGGACGGCAGAGTGCTGGTGATCCATGAACTGGATAACTGATAGGATTGTATACGACCGTGTCTGTCTTGAGCATAATTTGAAGCTAGACAAATCCGGCCATTGCCCGGAATGCCGGGACAGCAGGGGGCAGCCGTTTACGCTCGATATGCAAAGCTACTATCTGGTGCCGATTAAGGAGTCTGTTCATGAACCGTCGTGATCTGATCAAAAAGATAGCTTTCGGTGCTCCCATGCTGGCCTTGGCGATACCTGGACCGATGCCAACGATTGACCATCGCCCCGACCAATTCGTATTCCACGACTGGAACATTGAGTGGACTGGATGGAAGAGTCTTCCCAACACTGATGTGCAAGTCTGTCAGTGGATTGCCTATGCCAGCCCCACCAGAGGACATTGGCACTTGTACAGTTCGTGGCCGGGGGAGTGCGGCCCATTTGCTCCCAACAGTGTATTCAACATCGGCCTGCGTGAAGATCAGATGCTGACCACACGTCGATCCTCGGCAGAGATGCTGGATTGGTGCAAGTCGGAATGTCTGGAGCGATTGAAGCGCTTAATTGTCAAGGTAGGGCCTCCGCCGTTCAAATCAGGATGGGACGAACTTGATCCCGTCTTCAACACTTGGACCAAGGACAAAGAAGACAACTTCTGGCGGTTTGAGAAGAAACTGGGATTTTTAAGTGGCTCGAAGGCGGGAATTTGAGCACCCTATCGGTCGTTGTCATCAGTGTTCTGGCCGCGCTCTTCTCCATCCTCCTGATCGCCGCCATTGCCGCTCTCGTCTACACCCACATCCTCGTCCGCCGCCAGATCGCGCAATTTTCCTTGACCATCGGCGGCGTTGGAGTAAAATTGGACTCGCAGATAGCCGAACTGAAATCGCTCATCGGCACAATCCATGGCGACCGCATCGAAAAAGCAGCAGCGACAATCCTCGAAGCCATCCCCAGACTCACCCAGTTCGCAATCCGGGCGGAAAAAACCGTCACGGCGTTCGAGAACTCGCTCAGGATCATCCTCGGACAGCAGGGTGGCCAGCAGGAAATCTCCGAGGACGCAATCCGCCGCGCCCGCCAGTCCGGTCTCGGACCCGACTCCTACGCCCCCGCCGCCCCCGACGAACACTTCGTCAGCCGGTCCAAAGCCGCAGCCGAATCCGCGCTCGCGCTCGAACGCGAGGCCAGATCGAATACAGCCGGTACAGCCGACGGAGCCATCGACGGAGCCATTGACGACTTCGACCCCGACTCCCTCAACACGTTCAACGATCTCGACAACGACCGATGACCGAGTCGATGACCGGATCGCGGACCAGTCTCATAACGAGTCATCTTCGGTCTCAGCCACACTTCGCCGCCTCTCCACCCGCCGGGAACAGACAGTGTGGGCGCTCGCCCGCGCCGGCGAACAGCCCGAGCGGATCGCGGCCAAATTCAAGATCGATGTCGAGGAAGTCGAGTCGCTCATCAAACGCTTCGAGGCCGCCCGTGTCATGGTCTCGGCAGACATTGTAGATATGGCGGTCAATAGCGAAGTGATGATTGCCGCGGATGGGGTCGGCGCCGATATCCGGGACGCACGCCGGGCCATGCGGTTCACGGGCGCGTACGATAGCGACGGCAATCCTGTGTATGATCGGGACTGGGCGACTACACTGGATGCGGTCGATGCCCTGGGCGGTCTCATCGGTCAGGTACGGCCGAAGAGCGGCGGCCCGGCAATCAATATCGGTATCAACAATCAGCCCGGCAACGGGAATGGTGCCGCGACCGTCAAGACTTTTGAGCAGCGAGTGCGCGAAAAGCGCGGGGTGCTGGCGGATGGGGATGTTAAATTCCTCAGTGACGGCCAGAATAACGAGATTAACGAGATTATGGACGGGGATGTGATCGACGATGAGGATGAACTGGAAGATGATGAACTCGGTGATGGCACGTCCGATGCCGAGATCGAAGAGATGGAATCCAAATAAACCGTTGACACCCGCTGACGATTACACTATCATCTTTGTACTATGTTGAAAGTGGACATGAAGGGCAAGCGTTACGGCAGGCTGCTGGTCGTCAGGGAAGCGGGCAGGGATAGCAGAGGGAACGTATCGTGGCTGTGCGAGTGCAATCACGGTGGCGTTGGTAAACCGAAACGGCTTGTTCTTCCCGGTATCAGGCTGCGTCAAGGGCAGACACAAAGTTGCGGTTGCCTGATTCACGAAACTTCCCGCCTTAACGGAAAGAAATTTCTCCGGCACGGACTATCGAACTCGCCCCTGTACCTTGTATGGCGCAACATGAAGGCCCGATGCCTGAATCCGAAAAACAAGGATTACGCCAGATACGGCGGGCGCGGCATCACCGTCTGCGATGACTGGCTGGTCTCGGATGATTTTTTCGCATGGGCTGAGTCCACCGGGTACCAACCTAATCTCACCATAGAAAGAACAGACAACGATCTGGGGTACAGTCCGGAAAATTGTTACTGGGCTACGAAAAGGATTCAGCAGAGAAATCGTCACGACACTGTCATGGTTGCTATTTGCGGGGAGACCAAGAGCCTAATTGATTGGGTTGAGGAGTACGGAGTGGTTTCGTACAGGGTGGCGAGAGAAAGATACGGGCGTGGCTGGAACCCGGAAGAAGCCGTATCGTTTCCCGTGGATCAACACAACAGGCGTTACAAGACAGTCGGTGGAGAACTGACTCGCAATGAGAGTACCGCGTAAGGACGACACCCTTAACGATTACCTCGAAGTCTTGGACGAGAAGTTCATTCTCGCCCAATCCAAATCCAAGACCGACGTGGAAGCCCTTCCACGCGCCCTTGAACTCCTCTCTTCCGAAGAGAACGCCTTTATCGACCGCGAGATCGAGCGCTGCATGGCCGACACCCGCTACTTCATGGAGAACTACTACGTAATCCGTGATGAGCGCGGCAAGCTCCGCACTCTCTATCAGTTCTGGTCGCATCAGGAAATACTTCACGAAGTGATCGAAGAGGAGTGGCGCAACAAGGGATGTTGCCGCTTGATCGTGCTCAAACCCCGGCAGGCCGGGTCTACAACCTGGAATGCGGCCCGCATCTTCCACTCCACGATCTTTGTGCCGAACACGTTCTCCTTGGTGATGGCGCAGGACGATACGGTCTCGGGCGAGATTTACCAGCGCATCATCGACGCCTATCACAACCTCCCATTCTGGCTCCGTCCCGAGTACCTGTCCAAGCAGCAAGGTCGGCAGGTTATCTTCCAGCGCACCGATGAATACCAGCGATCCGTCGATCCCGGTCTGGGTTCAACCCTGCTGGTGTCGAATGCACAGAAATCCACAGGCGTAGCCATCGGACGCACAATCAAGAACATCTTGGCTTCGGAGGCCAGCCGTTGGCCCGATCCTCAAGTCTGGACTGCTGACATCAAACCGTCCCTCAACGCTCCGGATATGTTGGGTGTGATCGAATCCACCGCTTACGGTCGATCCGGCCTGTTCTATAACCTGTGGCGGGCAGCGGAAGCGGGCAAATCAATCTGGCGGGCACTGTTCATCCCTGTATACAAGGTGAAGAAATACTTCCTGCCCGTATACAAGTCCGACAACTTTGTCCTCACTGAGGATGAGAAAGCCCTGCGCCGGAACGTGCGCGCTAAGGATTCGTATACGATCCCGCTCGGTTTTTTCAAGTGGCGCCGGGAGCAGATCATCGAAACCATTGCAGCCACCCGCAGCGACGAGACATTTCTGGAATCGTACCCCATAACGGCGGGTGAAGCCTTTATCAGTTCCGGTTTTTGTGCCTTTCCCCGTAAATGCCTCAATGAGCAGGAGCAAAAGAACTGCCGTCCACCGATAATGATTGGCGAGATCGAATACAGTGACAGCCCGGAACATCACGTCATCCTTGACTTGCACGCGCCGAAGCCCGAGGAAACTCTTGATCGTCCCGAGCAGTTCAACCATCTGTGGGTCTGGGAAGAACCCGATGATAACGATCAAGTTGAATATTATTTGGGTGCGGATGTCGCCTCGGGTACGGCTTCCGACTACAGTGATGCCTCTGTCTACAGGATCGGGTATGGTAACGAGCCCAATGTGCAGGTGGCTGAATGGCACGGTTGGACGAACGCAGCTTACTTCGCCCGCATCATCGCCGCTCTCGGTTACTGGTACCACACCTGCGAGGTGGCTGTTGAGTATGCCCGCGATGGCATCACTACGGGCAACGAGTTGCGCGTCACCTTGGATTATCCGGCAATCTATCGCTGGCGCAAAATGGATCGCCTGCATACCCAGACGCAGATCATGCACTGGTTGACCAATCATCAGACCCGTGACGATGCCATCAACCGCATGAGTCAACACCTGCTCGATCACACGGTCGTCATCCGCAATCGTCATCTGATCGAGGAGATGCGGGACTTTGGCCGGTTCGAGGGCGAAACCAAAGCCGAGGGCATGGACTCGACCGACGATATGGTCATGGCCAATATCATCGCACTCGCGGCCCTATACCAGACCGGCAAACGGCAGGAGTATGCTGAGAGTGTTGGAGATTCAGTCGGGTCAGGGGCCAAGCACGCCTACCTTCTCCCCAAAACCCCGCAGATATTCTCCATCTACGATCACCTTGGCCGCGCCATCGACCGATCCCAGATCGACGGCAGGCCCGATCCCATCTCGACAGCCGAGGCCGGGAATCAACTCATCGCACAGTTGAGCAAGAAGCACGGCATCGACCTGGTCAAGCACGGCTGGAAAGTGGTGCCCGTTCAGGTCAGCCGCGCCAATACATGCTATAGCCCCGCATGGGATGGAACCGGAGCCGAGTCGGAACTGGCCCGACTTCACGGATTCGGCGCTCGCGAGCAAATGGAAAACCCGGATACAGTTTCAGCAATGCGTGCTCGCTTGCACTTAGAGGCAAAATTCGGTAAAATGGATGGCATACCCAGTGAAATACCGGATGAGGTAAGCCTCTATGAGTCGCAGGAAGATTGATCTGGTCGGCAAGCGGTTTGGGTTGTTGAAAGTTATAAGGGAAAAGGGCAAGCGGGGGGATCACAGAGCTTGGCTTTGCCTATGCGACTGCGGCAAAACTCGAATCGTGACTACCGGGAACCTGAGGAGAGGCCGTACTAGAAGCTGTGGATGTGACTATAAAACCAGAATTATAGACATTCAAGGTAAGAGATTCGGTAGGCTGTTGGTCATCGGTCGGGCACGTAACCTGAAGGTAAACGGCCATACGTATGCTAGATGGGAATGCCAATGCGACTGCGGGGAGGTCGTCACTGTCAGGGCCGCTTCGTTGCGTTATGGGAACACACAAAGTTGTGGCTGTTACCAAAGCGCTCGCGCTTCCGAGGCTAGACGCACTCATGGTATGTCAAGAACTAGATTGTATGGAATCTGGCGGGCAATGATAAGCCGATGCAGTAATCCGAACGTCGTCAATTATCACAACTACGGAGGCAGGGGCATCGCTGTCTGTAGACAGTGGCAGAACAGCGGTAATTTTATTCGATGGGCCTTGTCGCATGGCTATCAAAGCGGACTGATGATCGAGCGTAGAAACAACGACAGAGGATACAAGCCGTCAAATTGCTATTGGGCAACTCGAAAGCAGCAGGCCAGAAACAAGAGGAGCAATACGTTTCTCAAGATGGGCGGGAAGAGACTGACCATCGTGGAGTGGTCCGAGTTGCTGGGTATACCACCGGGAACGATCACCGCTCGTCTAGCCAAAGGATGGGACACAAAGCGAATATTGACGAACAAAGATTTCGGTCGGGGACGAGTTTTTGAATGGAATGGAAGATAAAGAACCCTGCGGGAGTGGGCGCAGATCGCAGGCATTTCGGTCAACACTTTGAAAACTCGTGCCCGTAAGGGTTGGAGTGTTCAGGACATGTTGACTATGTCTTGTAAGAAAAACGGATGGAAAACCGGAGTACGAATGTATTACAGGAAGGCAGCCTGACGCCTCCCGATCTGTCGGATATTCTGGAGCAGGATTCGGCAACCGTATACAATAGTGATGGCGGCGATGAAGGAGACGAATACGGATGACGCTCACTTATGCCGATATTAGGAATTATCATGGAGGATGCTGCTGCACAGATCCCTGGTCCAGCTTGTGGGAAGAGGATGAATTTTCCGGGTTCACGCTGGCCGGCGGAGACACGCACATGCGTGCCACGATCACCGCCAGGTTGCGCGACGGCTCCACATTGACCGAACCGATAGCGATCCCGTGTGCGGAGATACCGGTTCCCGGCTGCGATCAATATGCTGGTACGATGATGAATCTGGTGAAAAAATATACGACTGAAGCCGTCAGCAGGCTGGAGGATAGAGTCCGGTCTGGCAGTGATAGCGGTAAAGATAAAAAGGAGGAACACTGATCATGCCCAGAGGCATGCGACGTAGATGGCGACGTAAATGGAATAAATATCCAGACGTGGGGGATGAGGATAAGGAAAATCTGTTATCAAGCGCGGGGAACCTCAGGGGTCCCGATACCGGTCGTCCTCCACTGACTGATGGGACTGATGCCGAGTCTCCTGTTTGCGGCGATGAGCGCGTCAGGGTCTTATCCGAAAGATTCCGGGTTCGCAGTACACAGTACATGAATACCGATTGACGGCCTGTGGCGGGCCAATCCAGCGACGAGGAGACGGACGATGAGCAAACAACCGATTGACAAATCGAAGATTGACAAATCGAAGCGGGAAATTATTGCGTGGCGGAAGCCACGCACGGGATGGTTTCACTTTAAGGATCAATACGGTCACGACGCGGAGAATTACGAATATGTTCACTTCGATGTCTGGTGGAACCGGATCAATAGTGCCGGCGATTTCGCAGGCATTCTTACCAGGTATGACAGGGAAATCCTGTATCCGATTTTTGAGCTCTATGCCATGGATCGCAGAGTGCTCGGAGAAACCGCGCAGTTGTGGTCTATGATCCGTATGTTGCAATCGGGCGGGACGGAGCATGTTCAATTTTACAAAGTATGGCTTGTGTACCTTGCCGTGCTGTGGGGTCATCTTCTTGGACACAGATTTACGGGTCATCGGTTGGAGTATGCCCGTAACCTGGCCTTGATCCAAAGGCGTCCACTGATGGTGCTCATTCGGACAGCGAAATCCAGGCTAAAGTATTTCCGTGATCGGCTGAATCGATGGCGCGAATACAGACGCCTGTGCGCGATTTACACTCGTCACAATGAGATCAGAAAGAGAGGCCGATGATGCCAACGCTTGTCAAAGAAATGGATCCCAATCTCGCCTATATGTTCTGCATCGTGTGCCGCTCTCAGGGGAATTCCAAATCTCCGCTTACGCGTGATGGTACTGGGGCAATCCGGTGCGGTTTTGGCCACGGTCCTTTCACGCTGGATCAGCTGATGAATTCGGACATGGTACCCGCCACCGAACTGTTCGTCGAACAGCCAACAATCACAGATGTGAAGAAACAGGTGTGGGTGAACCCCGAAGTATGGGCGAGGCTAGAACGCAAGTTCGCGAATCGCTTCATGATCACGATCGCGACCTATCTGGCGGCGATTGCCGACGACTCCATCGTGATGATTACCGGCGAGCAGGCGGGCAAGTTGCGCGCGCTCGGGATCACGAACGGTCAGCAGATATTGTCTACGGTCGAGATGGCGAAGCAGACGGAGCGCGAACTCGACGAGTCCAATAAAACGATTCAGAAGTTCATGGGCCTGATCGCGGCGGCGCAGGCACCGGAAGCCTAATCGGCATCGGCATCAGTATCGACTGTTGTATGAAAGGAGAAAGCAGAAATGGAACAAACCGCAGTACTTCGCCTGAAGATGATGGTGAACACGGTCAAAACCGTTCACGGTCAGGAGGGCGAGCCCTACCAGCAAGAGCTTGCATTGAGTGCCGTATACAGCAGCAAAGAAGGTTCGGCCAATGCCCAATGGTCCAAATGGACACCATGTGCCAGCTTATCAATGACGGTTAGCAACACAGCCGCATTCGACAAGCTGCGTCCCGGTCAGTTCATGTACGTCGATCTGATACCGACTGACAAAGACAGTATCTAAGTTTGCGGCGGGGGTGCCTCAGCGGTTGGCGTTCCCGCCGCACTTGCATTGTGTGGTATCTTGTTCCTGAATGGCATCCTCGTCCCTATCTCTTCCCGACTACAGTCAGTCCTCTGCCGTCGGTGAACTGCCTCCGTCCCCCGCTGGCCTGTCCGAAGAGAAAGCTCATCAGCTGGAATCCGAAATTTGCCAATGGACCGACAAGCTGTTCGACATCGCGACCCAGGACAAATCCTTCACCGACCAGACTAAATCCACATTCCGGGCACTGGACGCGCTCGACGGGCGCATGTGGGGACCGGGCGCACGCCGCGGCCGCAACCGTCCGATTCTGCCGAAATCCGAGCGCCTGTTCTGGGACGGCGTCGGACTCCTGACCGATCTGGCGATTGATTTTCAAGTCAAGATGTGGGACCACCTGAACGAATTCAGCGATTACGAAAAAATGCTGAACTCGCTGATCACGCATTGGGTCCAGAAACACGATTACGAAACCAAACAGTACGACGTGATCCTGTACGGTATCCTTACGACCGGGCCTGCCAAGATCCAGTGGAACTCGAAACTGAATGGCGGCATGGGCGACTGCGACATGGTGCCGATCGCGCCGTGGCAGTGGGCGACGATCGGAGCCGGGACCAATCCCCAGGACGCCGAGTGCATCATCTATTTCCCTGTCGTGTCCAAAGCATCGCTTATTCGAGATTTTGGCCCGACCGCGAACCGTGTCGAGTGCGATGCCGACTTTAACGGCGGAGCGTTACAGGGCCAATTCAACCGCCCATCAGGGTTCGGGCAGGCGCAGTGGGCGAACCTGCCTGAAACGTTACGCCGCTCGCTCGGCATCAAGCGGAACACGTCCGCGGACGACAACCCCTACCCATTGGCGCTCAAGCGCGAATTCTGGCTGAACGACGCGGCTAAGAACGACACCAGCCGGACAGTGACCGTCGGCCCCGCAGACCCGAGCGGTCAGCCTCGCGTCAATTGGGCGTATCGCGTTGAGCCCGGCGAACCGTTATATCCCCGCGGCCGCCTGATCGTTACCGCTGGCGGATGCGTGCTCGAAGACCAGCCGAATCCGTACTGGCACGCGAAAAAACCGTTCCCTGTATACAGACCGTTGCGCGTGCCCTGGAAAATGGCCGGAAACAGCAGCGTTCGCCCGTGGATGCAGATGAACATGATCATCAACCGCGTGCTGGGCGGAATGCAGGACTACCTTGATGCGGTCATTGAACCGACACTGGTCGGTCCGAAGGGCGCGATGCCCGCCGCGGACTGGGACGCGCTCGACGCCGGGGCCGCGGGCGGAAAGATCAAGTACAACAATAACGCGCCCAAGCCCCCCGAGTACATGAAAAAGGCCGAGTTTCCGATTGCCGCGGCCCAGCAGTTCGTGGATCGGGTTGACCGCGAACTGGACATGAACAGCGGCTCGTCCGCGATCCAGCAGGCGATGAGCAAAAAGCAGGTGCCGGGATCGGATTCGCTCGATACGATCCTCAACAGCCGCTCGCTGCCGATCCGCGTCAAGAGCCGCGCACTGGCATCGTTTGCCGAAGAAGGCGGGTCGATGGTGATCGCGAACATGCTTCAGTTTTATTCCGTCGCGCACAGAGTTAATATCCTCGGCACTGCGGGATTCTCAAGTTCGGATTTCACTCCCATCTACGCTTCCGGAATTCCCACGGGGATCGCGCCGGAACAGTTCGTGCGCAAATTCGCGGGTACTTGCAGTCGCGGGACGATACTGGAATCGCAACGTGAGCAGGAGAAGCAGGTCGCGCTCGCGCTCAGCAAACTTGGAAAATTGTCCGACCGGAATCTGTTCCGCATATTGAAGCCTAACTTCAACTTTGACGAGAACCAGAAAGAGTTGCTCGCCGAAGCCCGGATCAAGATCATCGTTGCTGCCGCTGCGGCTGCGGCACAGGGCAAGGGCGCGGCTAAGAGCAAAAAGTGATCGGTCTCGTTCGTCTAAAAGTCAATTCCTAAAAATCTCCAGTAGTTACTCCTAAGGCACCTTATGGGGCCACTCGTTTGAACTAATGTCGAATGTGTGTTTCTCTGTCGTCAGGAAGACATCAGCACGACAGACAATTTGCCGCGCTGGGGTTAACCGAGTAAGTAGCGATCAAACACCATTCGACTGAAAGGAGACCTGCTCATGGCACGCAAGCGTGGACGCGGCAAGAAACGTCACGGCGGACGCAAGGGAAAGCGGTAATAGACGCTTTCCAAGTCACCGCACGAAATTCCACAGACCGGGATGCGATCACATCAAGTCCCGGTTCATTGAGTCCAAAACAGTAAAGCGGTAGTGATGGTAGTGATCCTGAATAGGAGTTCGCTGTGGCGAAAAACAAAGAGGTCGCAACTGGCGGCATGAAAAAGAGCCGTGAAGAATCGTTTGGGGGTGCGCCGGGTAGCGTAGCCGTGGCTGGCGGCAAGTATCACAAGTTCGGTCACACGGTTCACGATTCGGTATGGCCACCGGCCCCGGTCAGTGTCGATTCGAAGACCGGGTATCCGAAGGGCTTCCAGAACGAGAAAGGCAAGATCAAGCCGTAACCGGGATCGCAGCCGGAATCGTGATCAGTCATGCCCGCAGACAAGCCCAAATCCGGATCGCCTCCCGCGCCCAGTTTCTACTCGGCAGCGGCTGGCATGGACGGGAAGAAACCAGAACCGGGTTCGTCTACGCCTGCCGGTCAGCAGGGCGAGAAAGTCAAGCAGATCGAAACCCTGCTCGAAGTCTTCGCGAAGCTCGACAAGCAGGAGACCGATCCCGACGGCAAGGCCATGATTCAGTCCATGGTCGATCAGGCCAAGAAGTATCTGGACAAGATCAAGGGAGTGAGCACGAAACCTGGACCGGCAGCGGCACCGGCAACGGGCGAGGCAGGCAGTGGCGGGATGGCAACAGAGCCGCCAATGGCTGGTGGAGCAGGAGCGGGTGTTGGCGCACCCGGAGCAATGGCGTAAAAATTGGCGTGACGAGGAGACGATAACTTTATGGCAAAGTCGGCGTACGAACTATTACTCGACCTGTTGAACGACAAGCCGGAGATCAAGACGGCGGTTCAGGCGACACTGACCGCGAATCCGAGACTGATCGCCGAGGACAAGTTCATGACGGACTTGTTCGGGATTTATAAAGGCGTCGAGACTGGAGAGCCAGTATCTGTGATCGAGCCCGTTCCGGTTGTGGCTCCCGTTGTGGCAGCAGTTCATACTCCGGCAGTTCCTAGCACGGCATCAGCGGCACCTGCTCCAGTGGTTGCGGCACCTGCTCCGGCATCCGACAGCAAGGCTATTCTTGACGCGCTCAACGGCCTGAAATCGACCATGGAGACGAATTTCAAGAACGTCGTGACTCTCGACAAGCTACCTGAACTCGGGCGCCAGCTCCGTACGCAGGCAATTCAGGACGCGCACCTGACCATGAAGATCGAGAACCTGCACAGGGCCACATTCGGCGAGGACCTCGATCTTGAAAAAGTAGGCAAGTTCATCGACGATCAGAAGAAACTCGGGACCACCTATCCGGATGTCGAGAAGGCGTATCTGGCCATGCCGGACGTGTCGGCCAAGATGCAGGACGCGATCGTGAACAAGAAAGTTGATGAGCAGGTCAAACAGAAACTGTCTGCGGCCACGGTTCCCGGTCAGACGACATCGGTCGCGTTATCGCCAGCCATGCAGGTTCTGGCCAAGCAGCGGGCCGCGCAGAAGACTCAGGAAGGATCGAGTCTGGAGCGGGCGATTGCGGAATTGGCGAAGCGGGATCAGGGCCGGGACGGAGCCACAGTTCAGTAACAGTGCAGTAACGTTCAGTAACACGGTTTGAGTTGTAGACAGCACCAAGTTTTGCGGTAAGGAGAAACGCTCATGGCATTAACGATCAATGACATTACTGCCGTAACCACGCAGTACATTTCGCAAGACTTTATCGACAATTATTTTCGTGTCAGCCCCACCTTCGTCAAGGTCTGGAAAGGCGGCTCGATGGCCAAGCCCTTCCCTGGCGGCACGCAAATCCAGGTGCCGTTTTCGTACGCGCCGCTGAAAGCCGGTCCGTTCCCTCCGGGCGGAGTGTTCGACATCTCCTACATCCAGACCCAGACGGCCATGACGTTCAACGTGAAATTTTCCTACGCCAACGTCACCGTTCGCGGCACCGACTTTGTCCTCAACCGCGGTTACGCTGCGATCATGAATTATCTGGAGCCAAAAGTAGTGAATGCCGAGCAGGCGCTCGCGCAAACCCTGATCACTCAGTTCTTCGCGGACGGGCAAGGGACCGTGACTCCGCTCATCGCGCTGGACGGCATCCTGGCCGGATACGACGACGGCAGCAACTATCCGTCGTACGGCGGCATCACCCGGTCCGCAGTCGGAGTCGGGGCGTCAACCGGAATCAACGGCTACTGGTTCAACAACGGTACCGCCGGATCGCCGGTGAACTGGCCGTTCAGTTTGCAACAGCTTCAAGTCGCCTATGGCCAGGCGACCTTTGGTCCCGACCAGCCGAACTTCATCGCCACCACCCAGTCGATCTACAACAGTTTCTGGGCGAAGATGCTGCCGATGCAGCGCACGACCGCGACCGATCCTGAACTTCAGAGCGCCGGATTCACCAGTTTCAAGTTCAACGGCATGTCGGTCGTTGTCGATCAGTACTGCCCATCGGGAACGATCTTCGGCATGAACACGGATTTCATCGATGCCTATGTGTCCGAGGACCCGAAATTCGCCTTTGGCTTCACGGGCTTCAAAGAGTTGCCGAACTCGGTCGATATGGCGGGACAGAGTCTGTTCGGCGGCAACATTGTCGTGACCGCGCCCCGGCTGGGATTCATCCTGCAAGCGGCACAGTAAAGATCGATGTACGGCTGTGTGGTTGTATGGTTGCTGTAAACGGTTAACGGTTACGATTAACGATTTTTGGTTTTGCGGTAACGGAGAAACGCACACGGAGAAACGCACATGGCACTGACACTTGAGTTCCCGTCTATTACCTCGAATCTGAAGGCCGGTTACGGTCCTTATGGCACTGCCGATCCCTACGGCACCACGATACAGACGCCATTCCCGAACGGAGCTTACAACCCGCTGGGCGCTCTCTATTTCACGAACGCTCCGGCGAACGGCGGTAACCTGGCCATATCCTCGGCGACTCCTCCGGGCGGGTACGCGGCTGGGACATGGCTCAAGTACGTACTCTTGAAGGGCAGCCAGTCGGTAACCATGGTCGCCGGTCCGGCTCCGGTCGTGTACGTGGACGATTCGTTCACGACCGTCAGTCCACACTTCGCGGACGCCTATGTGGGATCGAACGCCGTCTACACCGCCGGCTGGCTGTTGCCAAACACGGGTTCAGTCGCCGGTGTTGGCGTGGGCTCGGCAGTATCCGGCACCATTCTGTATAACGGTGGCGCTGGCAGCTATGTCTGGATTGCCGTACAGGGTTTCGTACCGCAAGCCTATTGCAACACGGGCTCGGGCGCAGCCGCTCAGGGGAACTTCCTGTATCAGACGGGCGACTATGAAGTCACGGGCATCGCGGACGGTACCGCTCAGCCTCATCGCGGATGCGGATACGTCTGGTCCACGGCGACCTCGACCAGCTATTTTGACGTGATCGCCACGCTGCCATTGTTCTAAGACGAGCGCGACGACGCTTAGCAGTACAACGCTTAAAGGAGACTGAACATGGCGCTAGCAAATCCGATTCCCGGCGTACAGGGCGCGCGTATCGCGCTCGGTCCCGGCGTCTGGCAGGACACCTTTGTCATTGCGCCCGGAACCAACGACTATGTTACCGGCGGATATTCGATTTCCAGTTTAGCGTTACGTCTGAACCCGACGTACGGTATCCAGTCGGCTTGGATCAGCGGCTGCAACGCGACCGCGCAGGCGTACATCGTGTACCCGACACTGGCAATTGCGCAGATTGGCGGGGTCACGACCGGTGCCGGATTCGAGGGGTACTCGACGATACTGTTTTATGTCGTGGTGCTGTCAACGCAGGCGCAGGTCGCGAGCGGCGGGAACCTTTCCGGAACTTCTTGGTTACTAACTGTGCAGGGACAATAGGCTTCTAGAGACTTTACTCGTCGCCAACGCCATCATAGGGGCCAGACTTTAATCGGTCTGGCCTTTATGGTTAAGGGGTACTTGGATTCCGACTGCTGAAGGGATGGCTTGCTAGTGTCGTCAATACCACAACAAGTCGGACAGAACACGGCGATCCAGCCGATCACCTCCCAAATGAATTTTGGGCAGCTAGTGGGCCGTGTGAATGGCTGGAATCCGAGCGTGTCCGCGTCTGTTGTGCAGAACGTCTGTAACGATATTGTCCGACGCGTATACGATAGGCGCTCGGGGCGCTGGTATGGCTTGATGGTCAAAGGCAATATTATTGCGCCGGGAATCTACAACACGGGCACTGTGTCGCTCACCTATGGATCGAACGTGGTGGTGGGAACCGGCACCGCATTCACGCCGTCGCTCGTTAATCAGCAATTGCGGCTGGGCTTCACTTCGCCGATCTATACGATTACGGCTTTCATCGACGCCACCCATCTCCAGCTTGAACTTCCTTGGGGGATGCCGACGCAACTGTCTACGGGCTACTATATCACTCAGTATCTATATCAGTTCAGTAATCTTCGCGGTTTTTATTCCGTCAAGAACATCCAAATGATGTTCAGGATGGCCCACGTAACCCAGTCGCTATTGGAGAACTGGGATCCGTCTCGTTTACAAATGCTGTTTCCTTATTGCGTGGCCGGTTCCGTGCCATCGGCATCAGGCCAGTTTTCCTGTGAGTTGTGGCCTGTGCCAAGCAATCAGCAAGCGTACCCCTACATCGGATGGGCACAACCGAGTAACTTGGTCAATGATCTCGACAACCTTCCGGCATTCATTCGTGGGGACATAATCGAGCTTGGCGCGATTGCGGAAGTTTTGCTTTATAAACCGAAAGGAAATCCTAATTACTCGGAGAACTTGGCGCTGGAGATGTCAAAGCGGTTCACGGGTATGTTTGAATCCGAATTGCAGCATACGATGGAGGTGGATGAGGGATTGTTTAGGCAGAACATCGAAACGTGGGCTGAGATGATGCCCACTGCGATGGTGGATTGGAATTCTGGCGCCTATCTAGGATCGGGCGGCGGTGGATTTCTTGCTGCAATGAGCCCCGTCGGAGCGTGGAACAGCAATTGGGATTACTAAGGGAAATTGAGATGCGCGAATTCACCACGATACTTTTTGGCAGCAGCATCGAAAGCCTTTGCCGCCTTTATTTTGTCATGGTATGTTCCGAGCCATCTCGATTTGCCATTCACCACTATAGACGAGGTCCAGTAGTGTCTTGCTGCACACCACGATACGCCAATATACCCGGAAGTATTGCGCTTCGAACGTCTCCTGTTCCAGATACTTTGCGTTGGACTAGCGCGGCGAAGGTTGTATCTCATGTTGTTCAGGGTATCGTGATCAATGTGATCTACAAAATTCTTGCTCTCACCCACGACTTGCTGGTGCATAGAGATAAGAGTTTTCTTCCCGTTTCGCCGTTCCCAGCGCACGGCGTATACAAGCCTTCTGTTGGTGAGCAGCGTAAACCAGTTGAAGCTGGACAACTCTTTATAGCGATGAGCGTCAACAGCAACCTTGTAGTTTCGGGTGAGCCCGATCCATCGCAACGGTCTTCCCTTACGGTAAAAGACTCTGGTCGAGACCTTGACATGAGTTCGGACGAACGCACACTTTTGGCAGTGCTGGCAGCCGAAAGTTTTTATCGTTCCACAAGTAGGACACCAATCGTACTTTCTACCCGTTCGGTCATAAAAATATTCAGTCGGGTGGCGCGACTTGTTGTAACACTTCCAACACAATTTGGCCTTTTGGCCTTTTGGCTCGCCACATGTAGGACACTTCAAACGGTTGTTGATAGAATGGGACAGCAGCTTGGCACTTCGTTTCTTCGAAGGCATAGTCTCTCCGCAACAGAGATTGTGCAGTCAGGCTGCACGCAATCATTGTACCAGATGGAGGCGTGCTTTGCCGTGCTATGACGAGCGTTGCCGGGATTGCGGAACGACATTCGAGATTGTCGTGCTGTCGTTTACCGCGCCTCGACCCTGTCCCGAATGCGGTTCCGAAGATACCGAGCAACTGATATCCGTGCCTCATTTCCAGATGGCAGCGAGACGGTTCGAGATCAAGCATGGGCAGGCGCAGAATCCGTTTGCTGGTCTGACTCTCCAACATATTCGCGGAGACGATGGTAAGCCAATTACGGTAAACTCAGAACGTGAACTGCGTGCGGCTGAGAAACGATATGGGTTCGTACACGCGGCCAGTTGGGGTCTGGAGAAGGAACCGCCTCAGCACGAAAAAGATGCGGGAAATATAGCACGCGATTATAAGTGGAAGTTCAACCGCGATCCGAACGCGCGCAAGCGGCCCGAGTCGCACAGGGATGTGTCAGCGGGAGCGGTCATGAGCGCAAACGAGACACTGGCGAATCACCCGAACGCAAGCCGAACACTGAAAGGATAAAGGATAAAGGATAAAGGATAACCGATCATGGGCAAAGTCAGATCAACGATAACGGGCGGAGTCAATCACGAACAGGTTTACAAGCACACGCACAGGCGCGATGGCTGCGCGGGTACGATCCGCGATGGCGAGTCGGTCCACCCGCAGGTGAATTCCCTCGCGCTGAACGATTTTGTCGAGTCTGCCTCGCTCCGTACCACGAAAGTGTATGACTGGAAAAAGGGCACGGTCGAAGACAGGAAACTGGACGTGGTCAAGAACGGCCACGAGAACATGAACTATCTCAAGGTTCGCCCAGTCACGAACGCCCGTGTCCAGAAGACCGAGCAGGCGGATCGCGACGGATACGCAAACGCGCCATGCCCGACCGTTGCTGGCGGGCGCTGGAGCAGGGGGTAATCGACTATGGCATTCCGCACTTCCGGTTTATTTGAGATCGCATCCTCAACCGTTCCCCAGCCCATGTTCGGTTCCTGGGTGACCGCGGTATCGCCGGTTAATGGTTTCGCCAATCCATCCGGTGCTCCGCTGACACTTACCCTTGGCACCGCACAATCGTCCGGTGACGACGCCTTGCAAATCTTCGCGCCCGGTGAAGAGGCTTGGCTTGTCGATCCGTCGAACACAAACGCGGGCGGGGTTCATGGCGAGGCCGTCAGGATCGCAACCATATCCGGCAACACGGTCACGCTCGGCCCGAAGACGACTACGACATCGAACGGGATCGCGTATCCGTTTACCGAATATCCTCATGTCGCGGGCGCGATCGGCACCGGATCGTACATCATCCCGAAGCAGATGCTGAACAACTATCTGATCGACCTGGAGGATGGGGCGACGGGGCCGTTCCTGTATCTGGGCAATAAGCAGGGCATGACCGCGACACTCTGGCGATATTACAAACTGGGGATCGTTGCCAGTGATGTGCAGCCATACTTTTACGACACATCCATGACCTCAGCTGGAAATCCGTTCGACCTCTCGGAATTGTATGTGCTGGGTACCGCTGAGGACCTTTATTGCGTTTCGATTAACGTAGCGTGAGGCTCGAACATGAAGCTCGACAAACTGGCAATCGCGATCCTCACCTTGGTATTGTGCCCGGTCCCGCTCACGATCCCGTCCGCGTTCGCCCAGCAGGGTGGCGGCGGTGGAGGCGGCGGCATCCCCGGTCCTACGGGCACGGGCCAATGTTTCATATCGACCGGCTCCGGTGTTGGCAAGTGGACTTGGGGATCGTGCTCGGGATCGGGCGCGATCAATATTACGGTCAACGGCGGCAGCAACCTCGCGAGCCCGGTAAACTTTCGCAGTGGATCGGCAGTGGACGGGATTACCATTGTCGCGTCCAACCCGTCAGGCTCGAACGTCCAGTACGCGATCAGCGGCGCGCTCACGAACGCCGGTCTCGCCAACTCGGCGATTACGATCGCCGGTACGTCCGTATCTCTTGGCTCGTCCACAACCGCGTTACCGTCTCCGGGGCCGATCGGCGGCACAACCCCATCCACGGGCGCGTTCACAACCCTGTCTGCATCCAGCACGGTCACTCTATCGTCGATCACGGGATCAACCCAGTGCCTGACCGTCAACACGTCTGGCGTCGTCAGCGGTACCGGCTCGGCCTGCGGGTCAGGGGGCAGCGGTGACACGATCACGTCCCCGAACAGTTCCCTGAGCGTGGGCGGCAGCTCGACCAATACCACGCTTGACATCAATCTCGGTAACGCGAATACGTATACGGCTACGCAAACGTTCCCATCCGGCTCCCTCACGAATGCGGAGCTTGCGAACTCGTCGATTACGATTGCGGGCGCATCGGTAGCGCTCGGCAACTCGACATCCTCGCTGCCCAGTCCGGGTGCAATCGGAGGCACGACCCCGGCGGCGATCACAGGCACGGTCATCACGGCCAACACCAGCCTGACCGATGCTGGACTGACCGCGACGTATGTCCCGGTAGCGAGCACGGGCGGTCTACTCGCCAATTCCCTGTTGACCGATAGCGGTTCGCAGCTTCTGTATTCAGGCACAAGCGGGATTGGTGTTACCAGTTCGCTGGCTGGGCTGATCAATTTAGGATTCGGGACCGCGCAATCGGTTGGTTCAGGTGTTGGCTTTACCACGGGAACATCCGGGACCGCATATCTGATGGTGCTGCCTACGACGATTGGGACCGCGAACGCGGTACTTCAAATTGCCAGCGTCTCCGGCACTACGGCGGTGATGCAATGGGGAACGGCAGGAGCCAGCCTAGCTTTTCCAGAGACGGTTTCCGGCACGACTTTTTCTGGAGGAATC